AAACCGCCATCGGCGGTCACGCGGCTTTTGTACGCAACAACGATGGGCCAACCTTGCCCCAAATATTGTGCGCTTCGAATGCCAATTCCTAATGCGCTAATTCCAATCATTTTAATATGCGATTACGCTTCCGGTGCTGATTACAAAACCGGTGATTTTGCTTCCTTTGCCGGCGGGCAAATATGCGCCTTGTTGAAAAGTAATTCCGGACATGCCACGAGCCGACAAAACATTTGTTGATGTTCCGTTGTCTTGTGTAACTGTGAACGATGTGAATACCGTGTCGGCCTGAACAACCAACGCGTCAAAACTTACGGATGTAACCGTCCCCGATCCGAAATATTTAAATCCATCGTAACCGGCAACGATGTCAATTGATGCTTCTGCCATAATGCTTCGAAAATAACATCGTGACAATAAACATTTGCAACATTTATTTGACTATCAACCACCATTGCGTTCCATCGCTGATGACTGTGCATGTTTCATAATTTGTATTCAAAACTTTTGTTGGGTTGCCATCAATATCAAACCCGCCGCCGGTGATGACAACCGAATGTGATGATGCAATTTTTTTGAAATAATATTTTTTGCCCTTTGATAATGTTGGGTCGGGTAAATCAACCGTAACCGTTCCGCCGGATGAATCGCACAAAATCAATTCATAACCATTCGTGATGGTGTGTGTCCCGGCCGTGTATGTGATGGGCGCATTGTGTTCCTGAATCCGCCAATTAACCAATTCCGTTGAATCGTCATAACTCAACATCACTTCCCAACGGGTGTTCAATGTTGGCTGCGATGCGGGCGCGCCTTCGGCATCATTGACCAAATGTTCCAAAACTTGTTGCGGAACATTGGAAATTGCTGAATTCAAATTTGTCACCGCTGATTCAACATAATTCAAACGATTATTCAGATTCCCGGTTTGTGATTGCTCGACTTTTAAACCTTCGCCGGATGATGTTGTCAAGGTATAAACTGGTGAAACACCAATCCATTCGCCATCCCATTGTTCCGAACGGCAATTGTATTTGACCCCGTTCAAAACCCATGAATAATTGTCAAAATATAATGATTTGATTGCAGTCAATGACCCGGAATCAATCCATGTTCCACGAACCACCGGAACAAAATTGGCGTAAATCGATGCCATTTGTAACCCCAACATTTTGGTGATTGTTCCGTGTGTAATTGAATCCCAACCGCCATACCAATCCGATGCCAAAACATCGGTTGTGCCGTTAAACACCAACCAATTACCAATTCCGTATTTCAGGGAATCCGTATAATATGGCGATTCAATTGTGATGGGTGTTGAATTCGCCAAATTGGCTGTGGATGCGGTGATGACCTCCGTGATGTCAAAAATATAATCCGCATTTTGATATGGTGACGCATCTGCAAATGAAACCTGAATTGAACCCCAAAAATCCTTCAACGCTGAATTGCCGTTTTTCCATTTGCCACCGCCCGAATAGGAAAGAATAACACCATGAACAAACATGTTGACTTCCAATCGGGTGTAACCGACCGGCGCGGTTGTCACCGACAATTCAAATTCCGATGTGATCCAACCGCCTTTGATGTCTTTGGTTGGCATGCGATACAATTGATTTCCCGAATTCCCCGATGCGGACCAATATCCATTCGCGTCCAAATAAACATAAGAGCCACCCGAATTCCGCAACCTGATATTGTAGTAAACATCGGTTGAATCTTCGACATACAAAACCCCACCCAATGTGTCGGATCGTTTGAATGATTTTGCCATAAAACGAATGCGCATCGGTGCGGCATCCGGTGATGTCCCGGTTGGAATATCCGTGGCAATCAACGACAATGTTGATGATGATGTATTTGGGTAACTGCGCAACGCTTTTGCTACATTTTGACGATGCGTGTTTATTGTCACCGATTGTGCAGCTGGTTGATAGTACAATGATGGTTTTGCCATCCACAATGGCCGAACATCGTTGCCAATTGTTTGACGGTGTGAATATGTTGTCGTCCCGATATATTGCCCGGTATACGAATATTGACGCAAATTGATTGATGTCGTGTTATTATACGCGTTGAATGGGATCACATAATACGCGCCATTTTCATGAGTGAATCGCGCCCCAAACATCAACAACACATTTTCCAACGCTTGTTTTGCTGAAATATAATTTGGTTCAATTTGCCATCCAACCGTGTCAATAACTTTGACATCCGTAAACGGATCAAAATTTTCCAAAAATGTATATTCAAAAAGTTTATACATGTCGAACCCTAATCGCGCCGCACTATCTTCGTTTAACAATGTGCCATCATACAAATATTGTTGCGGCGTTCCATTGACAACCCAATAATCCGACAAATCCAATGTGTCCAAACAACGGCGAAACAACTGGTTTATTGTGATGTATTCATCCGAAAACCATGATGATTGCACTTTGTACCCATCCATCAATTCAAGGCCATCCACGGCCACCAAATCAATGATTGGTTTGCTTTGTATGGATTCGCGTAATCGCGTCATTTGGTCGGCCAATACGCGGCCAACATGGATCAATGAATCATTGCGATATATTAACATCGCCCATGCGGTTTCCGCTTCGGTTTGAATTCCGACAAAATCATCCAATGTATTTTGATCCGGCATCACCCATTGGGCGATTGCGCGTGATGGTCTGATAAAATTGCTATAAACTGAATCTGATTCGCCTTGCCTTTCAATGCTGATTCCATCGCCGGCCAATGTTAATTCAACCGATGAATTCAATGCTTCTAATTTGTCAAAACAACATGTTTGGCCTTCAATATATCCACCGGCCGATTGAACCCGCGCATTGTATAAACGCGCAACAATTTCCGGTGTTGTTCCTGATGGTGAATCCCATAATTCAACCCGGTATTCAACATTTGTGATTGATAAAAACGAACCTTTGTAAATCCTTGCCATTATCCGCGCCGTGAATCTTTATTGTATCTTTCCAAAACGATGGCCAAATCGCGTCCGCTGATGTGCGTTTGCGCAACATAACCGGATGATTGTTCGGGCTTCATCAATGTTTTTAATTTGTCCAAAGGTGCAATGACCTCCGGGTTGCTGCGCGCGCCGGGATATTCACCCATCAAACCCAATGTCGGTCCGCTAACAATACCACCATCGGCAAACGCGGTCACGCTTGGTCCTTGTTTCATTTGGTTTGCCACCGCCGTACCCAATGCAACCATCGCAATACCGGCTGCAACCGCAACTTGTGGTTGGATAAATGCGGTTTGAAATTTTTGAACGCTGATTCCATACGCAATCAACATTTTTCCGACTGTTTTGACAAAATTGCCCAATTGGCCAACAACTGATTGAACAAAACCCTCAATGCCATTGCCTTGACCGGACAATTGATTTCCCAACGCTTCGCCCAATGATATTGCAATATCTTCACCCAATCGTTCAACCGCCATTGCCATGTCGGTCATTAATCGGTCGAAATCTTGAACGATTTGCGAATATGACTTTGGGTCAATTTTCACTTGAATCAAAACGGGCGCAACGGCCGTCCCGGCAATTAAGTTTGCGCCGTTTAATTCTTTTGATTTTGCAATTTCTTCGCGGCCTTTTTTTGCTTGGTGTAATTCACTGCGCAATTGCCATTTTCTGAATTTTTCTTCTTCAACGGCTTGACGGTGCAATTGTGCAATGCCTTCGCGAACTTCGTCATCAAATTGTTTTTGTCGGTCTGATTTTTTCTTTTTATCTGCGTCTTTATTTTGTTTGGCTTGTTTGTCGGCCGCTTCTTTGTTTATCGCTTCAATGTTTTTTTGATACGATTTTTCAAGGTATTCAAGTTCGGTCAACTTTGCCGTTGTGGCCTGAATCTTTGTTCTGATTGCGGCCCTATCTTCTTCGCCTTCTGCGCGTGTCAAATCATCAAACAACAATCGCATGTTGTCGTTGTATTTTTTGCGCATTCTTTGCGTTTCTTCTAAACGGCGTTTATTCGTTTCCAATTCCGTTTCGCCCAATTCTTGAATCTTTGTGGCAAAATCACGGATTTGTTTGTTGTATTCGGATTGTTGTTTTTGCGCCTCCTTGACTTTTTCATTCACCCCATCCAAACCATCCGAAAACGCATAAATGGCGGCAACGGCTGCGCCAATGGCAACCGTGGCAATAACAAATGGATTGGCCAAAAACTTTGTTAACCCACCAAATTGGGATTGCAAATCTTTGACTTGCATGACGGCCGCGCTGAAATTCAATGCCGCGTTCAAACCCATCAATGTGTTGCGCAACGCTTTGTTGTCGTCTGCGACAATTGCGATAATTGAACTAACTGATGAAAATGATGTGGCCAACCCATTCAATGCGGCGCGTGTTCCACCCAATGTTTGATTCGTAATTCCCAATTGTTGGGTGAATCCTTGTTTTTTTGCAGTCAATTCAGAAACGGCGATTGACTGGTCTTTGATTGCCGCTTTGGTTTGTTCGATTTCTTGACGAACTCGCTTTTGACCCTGAACATCCATTTTCGACATGGTGTCACGCTTTTGGCGCAACTTTTCCAATTCCATCATGAATTCACGGGTGATTTGTTTTTGTTCGTCAATTTCGGCCGTGACGGCTGCAATCTTTTGACGCAATTGCCCCGACCCCAATGATTGCTCAATGGCTTGCCCGGCTTTGTTTGCGCTTTGCTGCATTTTGGCCGATGACTTTTCCATCGTATCGGCCGCGGCCTTCACATCCCTATTAAATAGATCCGTGACCGCATTTAAAACAATATTAATCGCACTTAATGCCATCAGCGGTTGTAACTTATTGAATAATCCTGAATAATTTGATAGACGCCGTATTCTTCGGAATTGTCATCGGTCAAATGGGATTCGCTCATGTATTCGATTTCCCATGTATACACCCCGTTGAATGTCCCCGGTGTTGCCACTTCCAATGCCGTGCGCGTCAAATCTGCAATTTGAACACATTGCGTGTATGTTGTCGCATATATGTTCACTTCAACATTCGCCCAATCCGTTTTTGAATGACCGGATTTGGATGGATGCGGGGTGACCGCTGTGACGCGAATTGTGATGCCCGGATATGGAACACCTTGCACAATGCGCAATGGGTTTATGTTCGTACCAACAACGGCCGTCAATGCGGAATTGTTGGATAAAACATTATAAATGGCGTTTATTGCTTTCATGCTTCGGCGGGCGGTGTCAACTTCGCAAATATATCCGCATAGCGCGTAACCTTTGCAACAATATCGTCATGGTTTGATTTTTCCCACGGGAATTTCATCAACTTTTGTGGGCTGATTGGTTTTTTTAAATGTGGTGAAATCATGGTTGCCGCCATCCACCGGGACAATTCCCATTGATTGCGATATTGTTGTTCTTGGGCATTTCTCATCCCAAACAAGCGTAAACGAAAATATTTTGGATGGCAATCATCAAATGATGCGTCATCCATTCCCATTTCGCCAAATGCGATTTCGCGTAATCGGTCAAATGTTAGGGATTCAGATTTGGCCGAATCTACTTTCCCACCGTTTCCGATGTGCCTTGACGGGGTTTAAAAAATTCTTCGACCGCTTTGGTGAATTGCAAAATTACGGGTTCGATTTCGCTAAATGATTCGATGGCATCTGCAAAATCATCAATATCCACAAATGGGAATTTTTGACCTTGCTTTTTGTAACCGGATTGAATCCCAAAATATGCGCATGCTCGCGCAAATTTCAATGAATGTGCAATGTTGTTGGCCGTCATGTTTTCGCCCAACTGCGTGAAATCTTCCAAATTAAATTCGGCCATTATGTTTTCAATGGCGCGCATGTTAAAAAAAAGGGGGTGTTGAACACCCCCGATTGTAATCGTGTTCATGTCGCGAATATACGCAACAAATTCAAAATTAGATTGTTCCAACGGTCAATGCGCCCGTTCCCTGAATTGATGCAGTAAATGTCGCAACATCGTTTTGTGGGGCGGTCAAATTTAATTCGTTGAAAAATGCTGATCCGCTCAATTTCAAATCTCCGCTGACATTTGATGTCATCACGATTGTCACGGATGTGCCGGCCAACAAATCGGTGATGATTTCTTTCCAGCTGATGCCCGCGCCAACGCTGCCATCTTCTTCAAACATACCTTCAACACTCATGGTGTACCCGTATTCGCCCGCGATGTATTCTTTCGCACCGGCCGAATCTTTGTTGGTGGTTTCAATCATGTCTTTGGTGATTGAAAAATCGTTTGATGTCGCGTTTGCGATTTTTACCGGGCTTCCGGCAACTTCTTTGTAAATTGCAATTAGCGTTCCGTTGGTAATTCCTGTGCTTGCCATGATATTATTTTTTTATTTTTTTTTATTTTGTTTGAAGCCCCGCGCGTTTGGCTTTGTCTGCCAAATGCGTTGTGACCAATTTGTTCATTGCCTGAATATATAAATTTTTGCCCGATTCAAATGCGGGTCGCATGAATGGTTTTGCCGGGCCGATGTTCTTTTCATATTTTGCGCCTGATGCGCTTGTTTTCTTTTTCCGGCTTGGTGTACGGTCGGCCGTTCCTTCTTCGATTAAATGGGCATGAAATCCCTTGTAAGGACCATAAACACGCGCGCCAATCAAACGGAATGCGAGACCCTTGCCACGGTTGTCGCGTTCAATAAATCCAATTGAATTGCGCAAATTACCGGTTTTGACATTGATTTTCGCTTTTGCCAATGTAATAAATATGCGCCCGGCTTGCTCGATAAATTGACCCATAATGGGCGAATCAATTTGCAAATTGCGGAATTCATCAATTGCCAATTTGTTTTTCTGAAAATATGCCGTTGTTTTTGTCATTGCACTAATTCAGTTTGAAGGCGTAAATACATGCGGCGTTCCAAATCCGCAATATTGATGATGTTGTAATATTTGGATTCCCAAAGAATGCGCATTTTGGTTGTGATGCCTGAATCGTAACGCATTGAAAATGTCACGGTTTGTTTTGCTTCGCGGCGGTCCGAATCAACTGATTCTGAACCCGATTCGCTTTCCTGAATCCTTGCCCACGGCGTTGAATAGGTCGACCATGATTGCAACTTTTCACCCGTGTTTGAATCGGTGGTTGTTGTAAATTGTTGAACTGTGACCAATTCATCCATCAATCCGGGGTTCATGATATAACGCTAATTTTGTAAGGGTCTAACAAATACTGAAAACCGAATTGAATTGGGTTGTTTTGAACACCAACGGTGATGGCCATTCGGTTGTCATAATATTGACCAATCAACAACAATGCCGCATGTTTAATTGATGCCGGAAACAATGTGTCGGGGTTTACGCTTGTTGCGCTTGCCAGTTCAAAACCTTCGGTGATTTCAACAATGTATTTGATGACATCATCGGTCACGCTTGTTGGCGCGTTTTCAATAAATATGTTTCGTGAAAACAAACCCATTGGATTTGGCGCGGTGATCCAATCAGCGGAATCAAATGCGGTGATGGCTTGGGAATCGTTTACATAAGAAACGGAATTCACCGCCAAAACGCGTGAATTAATGCGCAAATAATTGCCGGACGGAATATTTAACCCGTTCACGGGGTTAATCAGGGCCGGTTGCCCGGTAAATCCATCAAAACCATATTTGGCCGTTCCTTTTCTTACCGAATAACCAATATATTGACCGCACGCATCCAATGCCATTGCAATCAATCCACCAATGTATGTGTCATCGGATGATGATGTCACGCGCAAATGCGTCTTTGCATCAGCGACCGAAATATAATCGGTTGCGGCGTGTGAAAATGCGGTGTAATTGCGTGCAACAAACATGGTTATTCCGCATCCAATGCGGTTTCAGGGTTAACGGGTTTTTTCTTTGCTTTGGGCTTTTCAATCACTTCTTCGACAACCAGTTCAACCGCCTCGGCCTCCAACAATAATTCCGCTTGTTTGGATTCCATTTCAACGATTTCGCCGATATTGTACGACAAATTAAATTTGCCCGATGGGTTAATCAAAAATTTCACTTTCATGGCCGGTGGGCCAAACAGTCAAGTTGACCCACCGTGTGCGAACTTTAATGCCCCCGCACGGGCAATGAATTATGCAACGATGTCTTTGCAAACAGCGAATGCGGTTGGTTGCAACAAATTACAATCCAAATAAGCGTTCAACACAACATTGGTCAAACCGGCGGTTGCGCCACTAAATGGGTCTACTGTGAGTTCCATTCCACCCCAAGAGCCAATGGCCATCTTGGAGAAGTCACCAAAAATCATGGCTGACAATGTAGATGAACTACCTTTTGACAAGTTTGAAGGAACAAGGGTTGATGTAGCAACGGGGTACCCGTTCAAATCAAAACCGCCCGCGGGCCAAATGAAATTGCCTTCAACACCTGATGATTGACGGGGAATTGTTTGCAATGCTGCCTTCACCTTTGGGTTTGTCAAATAGGCAACACCTTCACCGTTTGCGTTTTCAACCGCTTTCATCAAATTAATAACATCAGCCCAAACCGGTGCAATACCGTTGGCGTTTGTTGCGTTTGATGTTGCGCCGCCGGCAAAAGTTACATTCACATTCGCGTTGGCAATGATGCCGGTTGGCTCATTTGAACCACCACCTTTGATGGCGGCTGTTTCCAACGATTGTGCCATTGCGTTCAACAACCAGTTGCGAACATATGTGTCAATGCTGTTTGATGATTGTAACATCAACTGATTTGAAACCTGAATATAAGCGGCCAAACGCTTGGGGCTGAATGTTACTTTGCTGAATGCGGGTGACTTTTCGGTCGCGCTTCCGTTTTCAGTATTCCAACCGGCTGATGGCACGGTTGATGCGGTTGGCATGTCCAAATTTCCAACCAATCCTGACAATTGCTGAACGCCCAATCCGCGCAATACGGTTTTTGGCAACAACACATCGATGATTGATCCAACATTGGTTTGAACATTGACGCCACCTTCTGAACCAGCTGAACCACCGGTCACGCTCATGTCGCGTTTGAAAACCTCTGATGGCACTTTCATTGAATGCGCGCTAACGCTTACGCCTGAACGCTGAAATTCAGCGGATGCCATTTGGTTGAATTCGGCTTCAACACCATCGCGGCGACCGGTGATGGCCATTTCCATTGCGCGTTTGAAAGAATAGTTTTCTTTCATTGCTTCTTTTTCCTTTTCTTCGCTGCGGCTTGCGCTGTGTCCGGCGGCTTGCGCTGCAAGGTTTTGCAATTTTTCCAAAGTTTCAACCTCGGCCTTAATTGCACCCAAACGGGCTTCAATTTCGGTCAAACGATTGTTTTCGCTTTCGGCCATTGAACGGGCTTCCTTTTCAATGGTGGTTTGCAACGCTGACAATTCGCCAAGCAAACGGCCGCGTTCTTCTTTTAATGCTTTAATTTTATTCATGATTTTTTGTTTGTTTTAAAGGTTTTTGTATCTCAACAATGCAACTTTCAAAATGTCCGCATCAATTTGTGATTGTTCCGCGGCTTGGATTTGCAATTCTTCATCACGCATTTTGATGATTGAACGCGCATCGGCTTCCGTTTCTGAATATGCGGGATAAGTTACCGGTGAAACATCGAACAATTCATCAATCATGGTGATTGTGCGTTTGCCCATTGTTCCATATTTGGTTGAATCGGTCCATGTTTGTTCCTTGATGGTGAACGCAAATGATGATTGTGTAATGTCACCGCGCATGATTGAACGAACCACGGACATGTGTGTTGGGTTTTCGTAATCGGGAATCCATGTGTATTCCAAATTGCCATCAGCATTGACAAACACTTTGCATGTTTCGGCCTTTGTACGGCCCAAAATTAATTCCGCTTCATGGTTGAACAAACAGCGGATGTCGTATTCGCGTGATAATGCGTAATCAAACGCACCGGGGGTGATGACTTCTTCGAAATACCCCAAATCGGTCACGCTGTTAACAACGGCGGCAATACCCCCAATTTCTTTGGGCATGCCATCGCCGATGGCGCGTGCGTGAACTGTTCCGGTGATGGTTCTGCGTTCTTGTTTCATTTTAAATTACTTCGGTATTATTTACCCCATCGGGGTTGTTGTTTTTGTCTGCGCTTGCCATCAATTGTTCAATTTTTGCATCCATGTATGCGTCAATTTTTGATGATGGCATCAAATTGGTTTCAATTAAATATTCATCACCACCATCAAATCCGTTTGCATCTTCGAATTCGCGTGCCTCATTGCGTGACAACCAACCACCGCGGATGCCTTTGTTGTAAAAATCCGCGCGGTCATTTGCTGATGCACGCAACAATGAATTGAAATTAAATTTGAAATAATGGGTCATTTTGTCAACTTCGGTCAACAATTTGCGCGCCATTTCTTGTTCCATATTGATTGCATAGGCCATCAATGTTCGCATGTAGAAATCCTGATATTCTTGTTCAACACTCGATTTGATGCCGTCTTTTGCGCCAATCATGGATGCCGGAACACCAAAGATCCGGGCAATTTCTTCGGCATCGAATTTCCGAACCTCTAAATATTGCGCTTCTTCGGGTGTCAACGACAATTTTTCCATTTTGATTCCGTTTGGCAAAACCGCCGAACGGGCCGCGCCGTCAATCACATCGTCCAAACCTTTTTTCAGCGGTCCGGCTTGCTCGGGTTTGATTTGTGAATCTGATGTCAAAAGGAATTTTAAAACGCCGTTTTTGAACACGCCGGCATTGCCTGAAATTGCAGCCAAATCAATTCCCAATGTTTCCGCATGCAACACGATTGGCGAAACACCAACCAATGGATTGTCCAAACATTGACCTTTGAAATGCAACATGTCGGTTGCGGGGATGGTGTTTGGGAATCCTTTTGCCGTGCAATGATAGAACAGTTGGCCATCTTGCATCACCGGTGTGATATAATCAGGACAAATCGGATGTAACGCGATGGCCAAATATCGTGCATCGCGGTTAATGAATGCATAAGCATTGCCCCGCAACGCCAAATCCGATGCCATGTATTTAACAAAATCAAATTTGGTTTGGTATGGGTTTGGCTCGTTCAATACCGGTGTGGTATAATGAACCATTTTTGTTTCACGCGTTTTGCCATCGTCATAATACAATTTGAGTGACAACCCCGCGATTCCATCTGCAATCACGCGAACACATGCGTGAACGCTTGCAATTGACAATGCGGTGCGTGGGTTTACGGCTTGCCCCGATTTGGTTTGATACCCAAATACGGAATTCAAGGAATTGACCAACCATTCCGTTGGATATGCCAACGATGACCGTTTTTCAACGCCTTTGCCTTGAAACAATCTTTTTATGCTAAACTGCATGGGGCGAATTTATTATTTTGTGAATTAACATTTGCAACATTATCTATTTGTTTTCAGCCAACGCGACAACATTGACCGAAAAACGGTGTACGAACTAAATCGCGGCCGGTCAAAAATGGCTTTGTGTCTTTCTTCGATTGCTTCATAACAATCTTTGTATGACTTAAAATTTGGTAACTCACGATAGTATTCATTCATGAATTCGTCAATGTAGGTCAACCATGCATCGGATTTCATTGTCGTTCAATTTTTTACAAAGTTACAAACCAAAAATCGGAATTGTTTTCTTTTGATGCGGATTGCATTGCCGTTCCTAATGCCATGACAATGGAAACCGGGCCATCCACTTTGTCACCTGATTTGCCTTTGTCAATTTTAATGTTGCCGGCCGGATCGGTGCGCAACAAAATATTTGACATCATCCATCGCGTGACCGGATTCCCGGCATGACGCAATTTCCCATCCTTAACCAATCTTTCCAATTCCTTTGTTGGCGTTGACATACTTACAAAACCTTGACCAAATGGAAACATGGTCAACCCTTCGTTTTGCAATTCAATTACCAGCTGCGAAGCGTTAAAACGGTCAAATGCTACATCCTTAATGTCGAATTTTGTGGCAAGTTCACAAATTTTGGCTTTTATGAATCCATAATCGGTGACATTCCCATCGGTTGCAATGATGTGACCTTTGGCCACCCATTCGCGAATCGCTTGCCCGGCTGCGTCATTTCTTTTTTTGACCGCTTCTTCGGGTAAAAAATACCATGTTCGCACCGCGTGATTGTGCGGGAAATACAAAGTAAACGCGCAAAAATCACCAGTTGATGCCAAATCCAATCCACCAAAACATTGTTCACCTTCCAATTCGTCATCGCCATCGCATTGTTTCCAAATGTTGTCTGAAATCCATGTTTGTTCCGTGTCGGTCCATACATTCAACAACTTTGTTTTGAACTCAACTTCTTTCGATGTGTATTCTTTGGCTTCGGTCAACGCTTGCTGCAATTTGCGCGGGTAAACCGAAACGCCCCAATTGGGATTCGCTTTTGCCCATACTTTTTCATCCATCCAATCATCGCCATCATCCAATGTGTAAATCACCGAAAACAATGCATCATCTTTGATTGCCCCGTTCAACACATTGACGCAATACCCCCGGTGGCGATAACACGCCGATTCGCGGTTGAATCCGGCCGTTGTGATGGTGAACAGTAATGGTTGACGGCGCGCAAATTGTTGACCGAAGTTGACAAAATGACCCATTATTTCAAATTTAATTTCAATTCATTGTTGCGTGCATCAGCAAATGACCGCGCGGATTTTTACAACGAAGGCATCCGCGGGGGTTGGTTGTCACGCA